TCTGGAGTCATCAGAGCAAGATTATATTTCTTGAGCATTTCATTAACAATTTTTTGCTCAATTGAAAGTTCTTTTTTCTTTGAGTTATTTAACTTATCTTGCGCGGCTTGAAGTTTTTTCAAAATAGCATCAAGTGTTGCATCAGTTCCGCCACCAGCAGCAGCGCTTTGTAAAACTGTACCCGTTGACATCTGAAAATTGCCTAATGGCTTTTCAGCAGCCTTCATCAACTTCTTTTTCTTAGCATTTTGAGCGCCCACAGTGCCTGCTGGGTAGCCGCCTTCTGTAGCGCTTGAGCCTGAAAGACCTAGAACTGCGCCAATACCAAGGAGAACTTTGCCCCATTTTAGAAGGAATCCAGCGGCAGCCTTGAAACGAAGAGTTGCTGCTGTAGCACCGTTGGCGCTAACAGTGATAAGGCCAAAAGCCACTGCAATACCTTGCAACGCTGTAATGAAAGTATAAATCTTTGCAGTTGCCCAGATTGTTGCCAATAGCGCTGCAAATGCTTTGATTAGTCCTGTGTTATCTAAAACCCATTGACTAAATGCTAAAGCCCCTGTTGTAAGACTGATTGCAGCATTTGCAGCCTTTTTCAAGCCTTCAATCAAGCCTTTCTGATTTTTCTTTATCCAGGTTTCAACCTGTGGCAAAACTTTGTTTTGTAAAGTATCTGCAAATTTTTCAATAATAGGCAGAAGTGCATATCCTAAAGTTTCAAGTATTTCACCAAAGCGAATACGCAAAATTTCTAATTTGTATTCAAGAGTTCCAGCGCGCGCAGCGGCTGACCCTTGAGTGATAGCAGTGACTTCAGCAAGAATCTTTGCAAAATCTTTTGATTTCAAAGTTGCGGCATCAATACCTGGAACAAGGTTTTGCAAACTCCTGAAATTGCCTTGCAATGCCTTAGTTATTGCTTTTGTGGCAGTTCCTAAATCAACTGTTGCAAATGCTGAAACATCAAGAGCAGTGCCAAGCAAGTTTTGAGCGGCGCTGACTGAGCCAGTTACTGCCGCGAGTTTCGCCAGCGATGGCCTCAAGTCATCATCAACGACGCCGACTTCAAGTTGTAATTTTGAAATGTAGGCTTCGACTGACGCAATGGCAGCATCAGTTGCACCTGTTGTATTGCGAAGGCTATTGGCAAGAAGTGTTTGGCTCTTTTGGTCAGCAATGGCAGCCTGAACCGCATCCTTACCAACCTTGATTGCGAATGCACCAACGGCGGCAGCGGCTATTCCAAAAGCGCGTGCGGTTTTCTTAGCAAAAGCATCAAATTGCTTGCCAAGTTTATTGATGTCTTTTTGAGCGGCCTTGGAACCTTTGTCAGAATACTGCGTCAGGATTCGCGCTACTACTGCGCCAACTGCCATCTTATGCCTGCTCTCTGTTCAAATGTCTTTGCAATTCTGCTTTTGCTTCATTCAATGCTTTTTCAACATTGGCTTGAATTTTAGCGCGGTCTTTATCAACAACACGCCAAACCAAACGAGAAGCAGGTTTGAAGCGGGCAGATAGTGTGCGCATAAATTGTTCGCCTTGGCTTCTGCCGAAAGCACTCATTCCACTTTTGCGGCCAGCAACTTCAAAGATTGCGCCAGCAGCAGATTTGTTTATCAATGCACCAGCACTGGTGGTGTAATCCTTACGAACCTTGCCTTGTGCTTTTGTCTTGCGAATACCAGCGACAACTTCGCCCGTACTCCAGGCAGGCCAGCCAGTGCCACCACGCGAACTTCTTCGCGGCTTGGCGGCGTTATATGGCCGCCAGCCGCTCATTGGAGTATCTGTTTTCCCGTTGCCAATGCCACGAACAATGCCATGCGCATCGCGTTCGGCGTTGGCCAGTTCTGTATTGATAACTTTATTGAACTTGCGAACAGCAGACTTGTCGAACTCTTTCAAAGCATCAACAGTCTCTTTGATGCCAGTGAGAACGATTATTTCATCCGCCATTTTTCTTTGCTCGCTCCTTCAAATAAACACCGATTGCTTCCAAGATACCTTCAGGGGCATCAAGTAAGTCAACTGGTGAAATGCCTGTCTCCACCGCGATTACTGCAACCGTATAGGTCAGACTGTCGCGGTGGATTCGGAATTTGGGTCTGCGTCCAACTCTGCATTGAGAATCGTGTCCAGATATTCAGGACCAAACGGCTTCACAATGACACCATTGACCTGTTGTGCCTTCCAAGCCAACCAGTAAATATGCTCAATCTTTTGCTCTTCACCGATTAGTTTGGGCAGACCCTTGCCGAAGTTCTGTTCAAAAGCCACGATGATTCTTGGTGTCAGTTTATAGACTGACTCATTGCCATCTGCGGTCTTTACTTTGATTGCTAAACCGTCCATCATTTCCCCCTTAGTTTGTTATGCGGTTGTTTTTGTAATTGCGCCTGAGATTGGCCAGGTGACAGAGACAGTTGCCAATTCGCCAACTGAGCCTGATACTGATTGCCATTCTGTAATCAACGCTGAAAATCCGTATGCAGGATTTGTTGTAGATGTGATTGCACTGGTTGGTTTGACAGTCATTGCAACTGCGGTGCCAATCTTGGTGCTTGCATCGCTTGGATAAATCAAAGTTTCAAGAGCGCCAGAAGCGAAGTCCTGGTTGAACTCAAGAGTGATTTGATTGTCGCGAAGGCCAGCAACACGGGTGCGGCTGGTACTGGACATACCAGTGGTCTCAACAACATCAAGTGTTGAAGAGAGTGTCACGGATGTGACATATTGCGAAATGTCAGTGCTGGCAAGCACCACATAAGCATCTGTTAGAACTAAACGGGCCATTCTCTATACTCCTTTTGTGATAGCGCCTGAAATTGGCCAAGTCACACTTGCAGTGGCCAATTCTCCCACAGAACCTGACAACTCTTGCCATTCTGAAACAAGAGCGCTGAATGTGTAGGAAGGATTTGTTGCAGATACTGCGCCGCTCGTTGGCTTCACAACCACGGTGGTGAGTGAACCAAGAAGCGGATAAATTGTTTGCTCAACCGAGGATGTTGCAAAATCCTGGTGGAACTCTAATGCAACAGAATTATCGCCAAGGCCAGCAACGCGAGTACGACCAGCAGCAATCGTTGATGAGAACGCGCTGGTGTCAATCACATCTTCCGATGTTGAGATTGTGACGCTGGCAATGTGGTCTGATAAGTCCACTGAATTGATTACGATAGACGCGTCAGTGAGTACGATGCGTGCCATTATTTAGTTTCTCCTTCTGATGCTGGTGCTGCCTTTGGTGTTACTGCAGACACAAGATGGCCAGCGGAGACTAACGCCTCAACATTACATCCTGCTTCAAGCAGTTCTTTATCTGAAATTGATTCGCCTTTTTTCTTCAAAGCGAAACGGTCAGAATTCACTGTGTATGTCATTTATTCTCCTTGGCCCCATATTGTTAGACGGTAACGGTAAGATAAGTATTCAACATCCCCTGACAGATAAGTTCCCGCTTCTGCTGATGTAACGCGCAGTGTGTTGCAAGAACCATCAAGGGTAAGGTCTGATTCAATGGCAGCCTTGATTGAATAATTACCAGAACCCGACAGGTATTTGTCCAGGTTGTCTTGTGCTGTTCTTTCGGAAAACCGTTGAACGAGAACATACACATCAAGGTTGGCCTGGTCTAAACCACGGCTATTGTTCAAATCAAAAGTGAAATCTAATTGGCCAACAACAGCGCAAGGTGGCTGTGGCAGGTCAGGCATCGTGTCGTATGCACGCAATCCATTGATTGTTTCCAATTGCTTCTTGAGAGCCTCACGAATGGAACTGGGTTTCATTTTGCCATCCAGGAAAGTTTGCGGAATGGGCGTGCAAGCATTTCAACATCTGGGTCTAGGCGGGAACTCAAACGAACAGTTCCAAGTTCTGCGCTGCCAGCGATTCCAAACGGCGATTGGCGGCGAATGAATAGGCGTGATGCCTGAATCTTGCAAGCCATCTGAATCTCTTGTGGCACTGCTGACCAACCCCAGACAGCCCTGACGCGAACTGATTGTGGCAAGTTGTATGGGAAGATGTAGGCGCCAATGGCGAGCAATCGTGTCAAAGGCCAGCCACGGCGAGGATTGTTGACTGGTTCAACCATATAGTCAGATGTGGCCCACACGGTTGTGTATAACTGGTCAAAGTTATCGTCGGTGGCAATCTCGCTGATGCTAATGAAGTCATCAGTATTGGTTGTCCACCAATCCTGCGCTGTGTAGTAGCGTGTTACAGGTGCGGCAGTAGTTCCGTCTTTGTAAAAGAATCGGCCTGTGTAATCATCAAGCATTCTGCTGGCAGCCATAATTGCTGCTTCAAGCGCAGTGTCATCTTGAATGTCATCAATGTTCAGAGATGCCTTCAGGTCTGACAGTGTGCAGTATGCGTTTGTAAGTGCCACGCTTTTTCCTCTTCTCTGGCTGTGGTGCAACTGCCCGTTCTAAATCAGGTGTTGCGGTTGCGGTTTGTTTCCGCCAAAACTTTATTCTCTCCACGATAGGTGGTGTTCTTCTGATAACCAATATGACTTTTGATGCGGCAAGACTGCTCCAGTGTTGACATATATTGGAAAGCCCAATTGTCTTATACGGCGCGAAAACAGCAAATCTTCGCTAATCCATTTGCCATCAATCGGACCATCCCAGAACCAGCACCAATCTTCGC